GATGGTGCCCCTCACTCGTGATGTTGGCAGCGTCTCTTTGAGCTCTCCTGTGTCCACTCCAATGGGAGTGTTCTTCTGGCATGATCAAGCGGGCGTATATCTGTATGACGGCACGAACTTTAACTATCTGTTCGACAAACTTAAACCTGCGATAGATGACGGTCGGATTCGTTTCAACACCCCACCGCAACTCGCATGGTTCCGCAATCGACTCTATGTGTCTGTTGATTGGACTGAAGACGGACTAACTAAACGACGCACACTGGTCTATGATCCGTCGCTTGGAGCTTGGACTTTAACCGACATAGATGCTGAACCATTGCTTGCTCACGTTCCTCCTGGTGGGGAACCCTTCTTAATTGGTGCCTGCAAAGACAACTCTGGTCGGGTAATCAAACTCGAACAGAACAGGTACACGGACTTGTACGCCACAACTCCTGCCCAGATCGTTAGCCACTTTACGACACCATGGGTGTCGGGAAAGAATCCGATTGTTCAGAAACGTTGGGGGAAACCACGTTTCATTATGGACACGTCAGCAACAGGCACAGTGAACTACGAAGTTTACAACGACTATGACAAAGCAACTTCTGTAACTAAAACGTTTCAAGTCACAGGTCGAGGATCGACCAGTGTGTTTGGGACTGCTACATGGCGGTCTGACTCTGGAGATACGGGTGACGGCACATGGTCCGCTTCAGCGGGTCAATCGATCACTGATGTAATCAAGTTAACAACAATGGGTAGCGCTAAATCTGTGGCTATCAAAATCAATGGACCTAATCATACAAGCGCTTACGAAGTGAACGCCATGATGTTTACGTACGTGCCGCGGAGGCTCAGATGACTCTTTCAGTTACGAACACTTTTAGTGCTGGCACCAGCATTGTGGCTAGCCAAATGAACGCCAACTTCAATGATGTTGAGGCGTACATAAATACGACTCCTGGAGTGATAACTGGAACGGGCGGAACAGTCACAGGCGTATTAAATATGACTGGTGGCATTACTGTCAGCGGAGACGCCACTTTCGACACAACAACATTCAAAGTCGATGCTGTGAACAACCGTTTGGGTGTGTTCACTGCTGTACCGAACACGTTCCCTCCTTTGTATAACGGTTTAGCCACTTCGCCGTACACAACCGAATCTGGTGGTGGTGGTGCGGGCGGCGATAGATCGACTCGAGCGAACTACCGTCTCGTAGTAAACGGATCTGTTTATGTTGACGGCGACATCATTGGTCACACTAATCGGTTAGCGAACGGCACTGTCGATCCGAACTATGTTGCTGGGTCTGGTACCAGAATCAATACGCAATGGTTGAACGTGCGAGAGAACGTCGACATTAGCGGCGATATAAGAATCCAAACTTCATACGATTATGCACGCATCTATTTTGGGAACGATTACAGCACGAATCAAGATTGGATGGAGTGGAAGGACACGCTCCTGGGTTCGAACTTGCCTGGTTTCCAATTCGTTCACAACGACAACGTTCATTTGCAGATCTCTGAGTCAGGCGCTGCAGGCTACGAGAAACTAGATTTGCGTGCCTATAAAGCTTCTGCAGGAGCGAACCAAGGTGGCTGGCCTACGCTGTCAGGAACCACTGCAGTCATAACTACTACGGGTACTGAGCAGTTAGGTATCAGCTCTTCTTCTATCCGTTTCAAAGAGGATGTAGAGGACCTAGAAATTTCGGCTACGTGGTCAAAGATTAAAGCTTTGCGACCACGAACGTTTAATTGGAATGAGCAGGTGGCAACGAGTTCAGGTTTGGATTACGAAACCCAAATACCTGAACTGGGGTTCATTGCTGAAGAGGTAGCTTTAGCAGCACCAGACGCAACTCTGTACGACTCTGAAGGTGAGCCAGTCGTTTACCGAGAGAAGTCAATGCTTTCACTGCTTGTGAAAGCAGTTCAAGACTTGAACACTCGGATGGAGGGGCTCGAGTAGTGGCACTTGGAACGAACTATACAAACCAACTGAATAGTCCTAACGCGATCTACTTCCCATCCACCCTTGTCTACGAGGGAACCTGGTCGAGCGGCACTGCCTACCAAACTGGCGATGTCGTGACGTACAGCAACACTTCTTATATTGCGCGCCAAGGCAGCACAGGTCAAACTCCTGGAAATAATACTTACTGGCAGCAGATGGCTCCGACGCCATCGGCTGGTGCTCCTGGAGCGACTGGTCCTGCAGGTCAATCAATCACTGGCCCTACAGGTCCGACTGGGGCTGCAGGCTCAACTATTTTGAGCGGTCAGCTTGACCCTGTTGCTGGTACTGGTGTCGATGGAGATTTCTTCCTAAACTATCTGACTTCGTATTTGTTTGGCCCTAAAGCTTCGGGTGCTTGGCCTACAGGCATTCTGATCAAGGGTGCGCCTGGGGCGAACGGAACAAACGGCATTGATGGTCGAACGATATTAAATGGCCCGAACGTTCCGTCGGTTGGTGTTGGGGCTATTGGCGATTTCTTTATGGACACTGCAGCCAACACTTTCTATGGGCCGAAGGTTGCTGGTTCGTGGGGAAACGCCACAAATCTGGTTGGACCTCAGGGAATACAGGGATCAACAGGCCCAACAGGACCGACAGGTGATCCAGGCGGTCCACCAGGCCCAACAGGCGGCGTTGGCCCTCCTGGACCGTCAACACCTGGTCCTCCTGGCACAGCCAATGGGCTGCTGAATGGCGGGTCGGCAGATTCAACTTATGGCGGGATTTTTCCAATAGATGCTGGTGGGGTAACTTAAATGGCTTTGCAAATACAATTTAGACGAGGCACTTACTCTGAGTGGGTTGCAGCTAATCCTGTGATGGCTTCTGGCGAGTTTGCTTTACAGACTGATGCTGGTGGTGGTCAATTTGCAGGTCAGTTCAAAGTCGGTGATGGTTCCACGGTATGGAGCTCTCTTCCTTATGGCGGGCTGACGGGTCCTCAAGGAACGACTGCGGCGAACATTGACGGCGGAAGCTCTTCCACTATTCCAACAATCATATCGCTCGACGGCGGAAACTCAGGAGCACAATAATGGCTGTAATTATTCAACTGCGGCGCGATACTGCTGCTAACTGGACAGCGAACAACCCTACGCCAGGTGACGGGGAACTTTGTTTAGAGACCGATACTTTGCGATATAAGATCGGCGATGGAGCGACGCAGTGGACTTCGCTCGGGTATTCAAGTTTGCCTGCAGGAGCAGCCACTTTGATTGGGCCAGCATTCACTGGTGTGCCTACTGCGCCTACGGCTGCGGCTGGCACTAACACGACGCAGTTGGCAACGACTGCGTTTGTTATGGCGATACCAAGTACATCGATTATTGAAGTGCAGGTGTTTTCCTGATGGCTAGTTTCACTAAAGGTTTATTGTCAGCGACTGTTGCCACAGATGGGGATGCGTACGCAGTTGGAACATCTGTGGCTATCGTTCATGTTGGCCCAACGGTGGCTACTTCGATTGATGAGATTTGGATTTATGCGACTAACTCTTCTGCCGCAGACGCTGTTTTGAGTATTGGTTGGGGCGCCAATGTGGCTGCTCTTGGCAATCTGATCAAGCTAACGATTCCAAAACAGGCTGGATTAAAACTAGTGATCCCTGGCCTCATCCTCAAAGGCGACGTAAGTGCGGGTCATGGGGTTCAGTGTCTCTCTTCAATAGCTAGCGGTATTAGCCTCACTGGCTATGTCAACCACATAACGGCTTAGGAACAGATCATGACGATAACAAAAATAGCTCTCTCTAAAAGCACCGATGGAAAAATGATCCAAAGTGTAGGAGGTCTCCCCACGCAGCTTCATGTTGCTTCAGCGGTTCCTACTGATATTGATGAGGTTTGGATTTGGGCATGCAATGTTCATAGCGCAGATGTGTCAGTAGACATAGGTTGGGGTATTGCTGGATCTTCGGCTACCAACAATACTTTTACTGTTCCAAAAGAAGCGGGATTGTATCTGATGGTTCCTGGCCTAGTTTTCAAAGGCAACTCAGGTGGATATCCTAACGCTGTAACGAGCACCGTAACCACTAGTAATCAAATTAACTTGGTTGGCTACGTCAACAGGCATAGCGTCTAATGCGGCAGGAACGTTTCAGCCCAAGTACTAATGTTTCTGGTTGGAAGGGGCGCCAAGATTACCTTAAAGGGTATCCAGGCGCTGCTATGTCTGATGCGTTGAATGGCGGTTTCGCTGGTGGTGGCGGCTATGAGTATGAAGATAGCTATCACCTTTTGTCAAGATCAGGTGGCTACAGCGGCATGATGAATATTACTAATATTCCTCAGACTTATAGGCATTTAATGCTTGATTTCACGATGAGTCAGCAATCCACTTATTGGGCAGGAACTATGCCAATGGTCTTCAACAGCGCTGTTGGTTCACAGAGCTTTGCAACAGATGGCAACTGGGATGGAATGCACGGCAGGTTTTGGGGCAAAGGTTGGAGCACAGGCAACCAAGCCGACAACGTTTCTGCTAGAGATCCTGCCGCACGATCTATGGGTGGTTATAGTAACTGGCCGAATTCTAACACTCTCTGGATCTACAATTACTCAGATGCCTCTAAATCTCTTAAACCATACAAGTTTAGGAGCAACACTAACTCTGGAAACGCGTCATCTTATGCAGGATTTATGGAAGGTTTTGGATTTTTGTTGAAGAACAATAATAGCATGGGGGGGACTCCCTCTCCTGCTATCAACACTATTAGGTCTTACAACAATTACCAAAACGGTTCAGGTAGCTATCAAAGTTTTGCTTTGTATGGGTTTGGAGGGCTGGTTTAATGACTTTACAGCAAGACCGAGTGGTTCGTTTCGGGGAGCTTGCAGGAGGCGACATAGAGGGTAAAGCTTCGATTGAGTTTAAGAACATTCCTACAGATTTTTGCCAACTTAATATTCATATAGTGGGCCAAGCAGAACTGCAAACAACTTCTGGATACCAGTCTCCCAACGATTTTTATGTAGATGTCGATTTCCAAGGCGGAGGAGCTATTGGCTCTTTTGTCACCGCAGAAAGCAGAATGACCCAAGGTAACTGGTATTGGAAAACGTACACTAACGGTCAAAGCGGGTTTGGCACTCACCTGCTGGGCATTTGCAACACTTTCAATGTTGCAAATTGGGGTGCAGACCAATTCGTCATGAGATACTACATAATGGAGCCAGGTTCTACTCGATCAAAATCGGTCCAATTTGAATCTCAAATGCAAAGCACTTCAGCAGGTTGGTCGACCCAAAACTATGGGCAGCACAGATTAGATCCTCAAATGGCAACTATGAACGCTGCCTCGAAATCAGTTTTCGATACTTTCAAACTATCACTTCGGTCTCAATATCCAGGCGACCCCAACATTCCAGGCAAATATAACGCAGTTTTTGGGGCTGGTAGTCGTGCGTGGCTTGAGGGTTGGGGCGGAGGACACACATAATGGCGCAACCGTGGCAATTCTTGGGATACCAAAAACTTGCGTCTAATACCGCTGGTGTCTATTTCACTAACTGGTTTCCAGCAGGAACTAATGCAAGCTCCTATTGGGATTTCAATTACAAACTAGTAATGGAAACTGTGACTAATTATTCAGGTGCGAATGGCAGCGAACCAGGACCATACTACCGCCTGAATATAAACAGCGTCTATAACTGGGATGTTGTTGCTTACTCGCAGCATGATGACAATCAGGCTTCTGGCACTCCTTACCAGTGGAGTGCCTACCCAACTGCGACGACTAATGGTCGTCCCTATGCCTTTGAACAACCATCTACAACCTGGATAATGAATCAAGGAACAAACAACGATGCCGCAAATGGTACTCGCCGTTACGCCTCTGGCGAAGACGACACACAATGGGGGACCACCGAAGTTAGCTACACGAAACAACACTCCACTGGACATAGCATGCGGATGAATAGTTTCAATGTTCAGTCAAGAGTAAATGGCACTAATCAATGTTTCAATGGCTATCAGGCAACTTGTGGAACGCTTACAGGATACAACGTCGCACCCGCCGAACTTTACATTAATGCTGCTAACTGGCAATTTTTGGCAGGCTCAAAGTTTTGGTTATGGGGATGCCGAACTACCAACGATTACTAATATTTATTGAAAGGCTAAAATGACTAATCCTATAGTTTCGTCTCATGACTGCTCAACAGGCATCACGACTGAGCGCGAAATGACTGATGAAGAAACAGAACAAATGAGAGCCTCGACCCAGGAATCTTTGAAGCAAGTTGAAGCAGAAAACGCTCAAAACGTTGCCGCTAACGCCAAGTTAGCTACAACACGCGAAAAGTTTTTAGGCATGGGCTTAACGCAGGAAGAAGTCGATTTGATTGTCCCCGCTGACCAAGAAGTACGTCCTGTCGAAGTGGCTGTTGCTGAATGAACGACATCGGTTTAGAAGACGTAATCGAATCTTTGTCTGAGCGTGGTCAGATGGAATGGGAAATGGCTTGCATGCGAGTGCAAATCAAAGCGTTGCAGGATGCTAAATGCACCTGCGACTGCTGTTGCGGGACAGCAGACCCTAGTTAGAAGAGGTGAGTTATGGCTAGGAAGCTAAGACTAAGCGATTTAGGAGCCAGGGCTCCAGGGGCGGTTACTCCTCGCACCCCATCAGATAATTTCGATATGCCAACACCTGCTGGTCCTTCGCCAACAGAGGGAACGCAACTTAAAGATTTCTTTAATTCAATCGGTCCAGCGCTTAAAGGTTTGATTCCTGAAGCTTCGCCTGGGGGTACCCCGAAAACTCGGGAGCGTCTTGTTGAGGAAGCACTGTACGACCAAATGGGGAGAGATAACAGGATTGTTCGGGGGATGAATAAGCCCCCGACTCAGTATCCGAATGATATTGGGATGGGCCTTAATGGTTACAGCAGTATCTATCCGACCGATATTCCCATGGGGAATACTCGGCCGACCACTCAGTACCCATTAGATATTGGGATGGGTAACCGCGGTAATAGTGCGGCGAGGCAGCGGGAAGAAGATATAAAGTTTTTGATAGACGGATTGCCTGACATGCGGGGACAGAGGGATCTAGATCAACAGTTCTATGCGACAGATTATCGGCCTGCGAGTGGCTCTTCGAGCAGCTCTTCGAATGGCCCTTCTGATACCAGTGTCATTCCTCCGAGTGTGGCTGATGAACAGGCTGCGGCTTTTGGTGAGATTGGTGGCAATTTAGCTCCAGGGAATCAAAACAATGGGAGTACATTCCAGTCTCCGAAATATCCGAAACCTGTTTATGGTGGCTACTCGGTTCAAGCTTTGCAAGAACTTCAAGGCAACTTGGCTAACACTCAGAATCAACGAAACTTGATGACGCGCAATCGGGCAATGGATATGGATGACCTGACTCGAGGCTACGACAAGAACGTTGCTGCAGTTCCTGCCGGCTACAACAAGAGAGGGCTTGTTGACAGCGGTCTTGTCGGTCGTGATGTAAAGCGTGCGGGCACAGATTATGGCCGTTCTGCAGGCCGAGTCGATATGGCTTTCAATGACAGTTTAGACAATCTCTATAGGCAGGATCAAGGCTCTCGTCGTAAAGCTATTGATGACAGCTACAAGGGTTTCAATGCAGATGTAAAGAGACGTGCGGCAATGGCACCCGATATCAGAACGGCTTTGGGATAAAAATGGCACAACTTGGTTATGACCCGAGAAACAATTCTTATCAAGCCGACCCAGAAGCTATTAAGAATGCTCCGACTGGGGATTACGATAAGCAGTGGGCTAAAGATGATCGGAATGCTAGGAACTTTGGTCGGATAACAAGGGAACGTTTAGAGAGGGAAGCTGCGGCTGAGGCTCAAGCGCGTATAGATTCAGGGCCGCAAGCTTGGAGTGGCGGAGATTTTCC